AGATATCGTCAGCTTCTAAAGAACCTTCCATTCCCTCTGTTCCTTTTCTAAATTCAGAACCGTAGATAAAGATAGTGAACTCTGTCGCTGCCGCAGCGTTAGTCAATCCTGCTGCTGAATAAAAAGCAACTTGGATTTGGTTTGCATTTAACAAATCTGCAGTACCTGACTTTGTTACAATACCCTTAATAGAATCAGGAGTAGAAGTAGCATCGTTAGACTGAATAAAAACAGTCTGACCTTTACGGATAGCTTGCTGAGTAACTGTTGCAGGTGCAACACCTAAAGCAGGTACCTGAACATCGTTAATGGTGAATAGACTTTCGTTAACAGCTCCTGCTGCTGCAGTAGTACAGTTAGTATACTTGATATGTAAACGTCCTTGTTCTGCCCACTCGATGCGGTCAGAGTTAGAAGGCATCTCAGCTCCTACCATACGTAGGAAAGAAGCGAGTGTTCGGTTACCGTAACGTTCAAATTCTTTCTCGTATGTATCAGGAAGATACTGATTCAAGAAGTTGAAGTCGGTAATATAATTGGTTGCGGTTGGTACCTGTTGGGCACTCGGTTGTAACGCATAAGTTGGTGCGGCTTTTATTGCCATAATAGTTTTGTATTAATAATTAATTAAGTAGTACGTCGTGCACTTCTTATTTTTAGGCCTCGTCCGGAATCAGGATTTACAGAACGAACTTGCATGCCTCCCTTAGAAGCTGAGTTTTGTGGAGTACCACGTTCAGACATATTTATGTTTTTTGTCTTACGCATAACTCCATCAACAGCTTCAGATTGGCCTTGCTCATAAAAGAACTTGGCAAATTTATCGGGATTCATTGCCATTGCTAAAGACCTGTGGTAACCCACGGCATCCTTGACTAAGCCTTTATCATCTACGTATTGGTTTACCCAATTCATAAGTGAACCCTGTTGCTTCTTCAATTCAGTCCTATCTCCGGGAGCAAATGTGTAGGGACGGTCATTTAAGTTGAACTCAAAACCTTTGAACTCATCACCGAAAACTTCGTTTGTCTTTTCATCGAACCAAGTTTGTCTACGTGTTTGCTCTTCCTGAGCAGTCTTCGCGTTAGCGGTATATTGCTTATACTCGGCATACTCTTCTGAGTTATCTAAAGAAGGCGACCCAATAGACTCAAGGGGAACGCTGTATTTTTCTTTAGCATCTTCGAAGTATCTCTTCGCTTTTGCAATAGTTTTCTTTTTTGCTAGTCGGATTTTTCTAATATCAACTTCGTCATCGAGGTCTTCATCAAAACTATAATCCTCCATCATAGCATTTATATCATCATCATCAAGTCCATCTTCCGTTGCCGTTAGATATTCCTTGATAAGATTTTCGGGATTCATAGTGTCATAGTCTTTGTTTAATTGAACAAAGTCTTTTACACCACGGCCCGTTTCTTTTTTATACTTAAAGAACGCTGACACCTCTTCGTCCATTTCTCCGGACTCTTCTCTCGCCTCTTTTAAATCGTCTAGAGAGTTTATATCTCTTCCTAACCTATCGCTAATAATAGATAAAAGCTCAGACTCCTCCATTTTCGGAGACTCCATAACAGGAGATACCTCTTCTGAGACAACCTCTTCAGGGGCAGCATTTATACTTTCCTCATGCTTTTCAAGCAATGAAGATTCAATTTCGGCAGCAGACTTTTGCTCACCTTCTTCGACAAGACGTACTTTCATTTCCATATGATTAGATTTTTTTTCAAAGTTACACTAAAAAAAATAGAGAATTAGACCTACCTTGGGTTGAACTCCGCAAGGTCAAACCCATCTAAACTGTCTTCATTAGATTCAAAATTCTGTGAAGGTAAATTATTCTTTCTTTGATTGATAAGTTTAGACTGTTGAGTATTCTGTTGACTAATCCTATCAGACTTTGCTTCTTCTTTTTGAGTGTCTCTAGTTTGAATGTTACTTTCAACCATACCCTTCACTTGCATCTGATACTGAAACTCAACATTCATAAGTTGCTCTTTAAGTTGAGCCTCGTTATTCATCTTCTCAATATCAAAAGCTACCTCAGCCTGTTTGAGCTGCATCTTACCTTGAATCTCCATTTGACTCTGCTGCATAGCTAACTGCTGTGCCATCTCTTGAGATTTAAGAGCTTGTTGAGATTGCATAGCTTGCTGTTGCATCTGCATCTGCTCCTCTCGGTCTTGTTTAGCTATACGCTTCATCTTAAGAAGTTGGTTAGCTAACTTAAGATTTCGTATCTCACGGATATCAATAGCATCCTCAAGGTTAATATCTCCTTTAGAAAGTGCCATATTAATATTGGCTTCAAGTTGTGCTTTCTGCTCTTCGTCAGGAGCTATCTCAATAAAGATTCCAAAGTCATAGATATATAATTCGTTAATATCATTAAGGATACTAACATTGTACTTTCCAATCTGATTGACAAATTGCTCTTTAAAGTCAGCGTACTGTAAGATGTCTGACACCCTATACGTTAAACTTTCAGCTATAGACCTAAACATATATAGACTTGAATCTAGTATATGTCGTGTAGCAGTATTAGAATTTAAAGCAGCTAGTTTCTGCACCCCAACCAAAGCATATGGGTCAGGAGTAGAGCCATCACGAGCTTCATTTAATCCCGTTACATCACGAATCATCTGAAGATAGTGATTCATATTTTGGATAAGCATCTGTGCTTTGCTTGCTCCTGAACTAGCTGTAAGCTGTGTAATAGGAACTTTAGCTTGGTTATAATCTCCTTCCTGAGTATAGCTTCTTCCAATAACAGAACCTGTTTGGAAATATAACCTTAAAGCATCCTCAGGGTTATAGGCATTACCTGTTCCTAAATCTACCTCGTTTAGTCCGTCAGCATCTATATATACTCCGTCAGGGACTACTCTAGAAATTACTTGCTGTAGCTTTAAGTGTGTTATTTGAATTAAATCAGCAAAAGGAATCATCCTGCGAGTTAAAGACTCTATAACTCCTTTATACATACGAGGAGCCGAAGCAACATAGTTTGGGATAGCAAACTGAGAAGCAGATTTAGGACGAACCATATTCTCTGCAGCTTGCCACTTAAGGATAATATTGGTTCCCATAACCATAACCCCATCATACCATATATCTATAGTCTTTTCAACCTTTTCGAAATTCCCTTCTTCCATCATCTCGTCCGGTGGATTGAATTGGTCATCTTTTTCAATCATCCTAGACGCTCCTCCTTCTAAGTTTTTCTTTTTATATACAATCTTCTGTGTACTTTTATAATTAAAATACATCAGAGTAGTAGTATCACGATAGAAAATATCGTTGTCATAAAACTGAGCTACATTATAATAGTCATACCAACTTTGCCCACTTTTAGAAATCTCTTCTAAATCTTCTTTAGTAAGAGAAGGGTCTATCTTAAGGAGTTCTGTAATATGAACAGTTTTAATCTCTCCCCAATAAAAACAATCTTTAAACTGTGGGTCTTCTGTGTAACTATAGACCACATTCGCAGGGTCTACGTAACTTAACTTAACTCCTGTGCCGGGTAAAAATTCGTGCTTGGCTACCGATATACCTAATACTGTTAAGTCATAGTCTAATCGTCGCCTAATATCATCATAGTGATTCTCGTCAAGAATAGTATTTATAGCTTCTTCTTCAGCAATTTCAATAGCAGGCTTATAATTAAGCTGCATATATAACTGTAGTTCTTCATCGGAAGTAGGTAACTCATCAGGAGGCATTACAAAAGTGTCTACTCCCGTTTGACGTTGTATAGATTCGAGTATAGGTTTAGCGGCCATCTGACCTTCAATCATATTCTGATACTCACTTCTTTTAGATTGAGAAATTGCATCTTGAGCATATGCTTTTACTTTAAACATACGTTCAGACATACCATTAACAACGATATCCACAAACTTAGGTAGGATAGGGACAGGGGTCCAATCTAAATTTAGATAAGATAAATCGCCATCAACAGCAAGTTCATTTTTATATTTTGCAATAGACTGTTCTCCACGAGCGTACAAACGTAACTTATTAAAATCTCTCGCTTGGGTATAAAATCTGCACTGATTACTAGTCTTCTTAAACCACTCATACTGAATAGCTTGACCAATCTGTAGTCCAAATTCCACTGTTGCTTTCTCTGCGTCAGACACAAATTGGCTAGGAAAGCCTGCAGATGATATGTTCACTTTGACATTCTTCATCTAATTATCTCGCTTGTTGTTCCATGATTTTTATACTGAGCGAAGGTAAGGCTTAATTTTTTCGTCTTTTGCACAGGGGTATATAAATGTTTTTGATTTGCCATAATAGCTAGTCCTGAACTAATAGTAGCGTCATATGCCGTTCTGTTACTTATATCAAACTTGGCCCAATCCTCAAGTGTTCTTACAAAAGGCATAGTACCCATATCATCAGAATCTCTAAACGTACCTTCTAAATCTAATCCTATATGTTTCTCTATATATGACTCTATAGCTGAGGCATGAGCTTGTTTTATATCCTCCGAAGAGTTGGGCATCCCTCCTAACTCTCGCTCAGTTTTGGAAAGTTTATTAAAATGCTTATCAGGGCGGTTCATACAAAACCCTCTATAACCTCGATTTTTAAAATGATAAAGAAGTCTAGGTTTGTTATTCTCTATAAGGATAGGCATGCCATAAAATACACAGGCCATGAGAACCTCTTCGAAAAATATCTCAGCCGTCTGAGGTCTCGCTACATACTCTAAAAAAAACTCATTGGTAGGAGCTTCATCCATATGGAACTTTGTCATTCCGTGAAGAGCTCCATTAGAACCTCCCCCTCCCACAACTCCTGAGATATCATAAGAGTCACATCCAAAAGACCCAATATGTTCATTGCCGGGATACTTAATACCCCCTCTTGACTCTACTCTATTTTGTAATGTAGGGTTAGGAGTCCATCCTACTTTAAACCTCCCACGGATGTCAGGGTAGAAAACTACTTTAGAATCTACTTTCCCGTCTTTCCATCCAAAAGACCCCTGAGTAACGTACTGCTCTCGAATTAAAGTCTCAGCATAATCTAACTGCTGATAGATTTTAGTAAGGTTAAATAAAGAAGACTTACTCTCATCCCTGAAAGCATGCGACTCTGTACGAGGGAACTGTCTATAAAATTCATTTAAAGCGTCAGGGTCATTCTTTAAAGACTCTACCTCAGCCTCCCAATATGTTAACGCTCCCGACTCAATCATTATATCGTCTATACCATTAACAGGTTTGATAGGCTTATCTACTACAGGCTCTCCAAATCGGTCAATAAACCCCTCCATATTATATTCCATAGGAATAAATAAAGAGTATAGCCCGCTTTTAGTCTGACCGTTTCCATTACGGTTTTTTGCATTTGAGTCTTCATATAACTTCTTGAAGTTATCTCCTCCTTTACTTAAAGCATTAGAAGTAGAACCCATCAAACACTTTCCTATAATTCGGCTACCCAAACGTAAACATGTTTTTGTAACACGCCAATTGTTTAAGATATTATTTGGCTTTATCCATTTACCGCTCTCGTCATGTACAAGGAGCAATAGTTTTTCTCCATCATAGGAGTTATCATCTGTATTCTTCCAATCAATAGTGGTATCCAATCCATCTAACTCATCAATAGATAGTAGATGCATATTCTTTTTTGTAATCTTAGAGGCAGGTATCCTAAACGCTAGTTCAGTCTTAGGCTTGTCCATACCATCTTGTATAGGTTTAAAGAAAAATGGTAACCTATTGGCTATAGGAACAACTTTATCAGTAAACATCTTTTTGGCATCAGAACCTGTTTTAGAAAGTATACCTACCCTAGCATCGTTAGCTAAAGTTCCGGTATTTACACATTCTGAAGACCCCATAAAAGAAAATCCTGAACGCCTAATTTTTAGGTATGACATCCCAAAACATCGGGT